TGGGACTGCTTCGCTAGCGGATGGCTCTCGCCAACCGCCTTCACGACCTTGGCGTGAGCGACTCGAGCCTTCTTGGCGGCGAGCGCCTCGGCGACTCCACGCTCCGCACCGGACAGCTTGCTCGCCTCAGCGTGCTTCTTCTCCCAGAACTTCGCGCGCTGAGTGTAGCGCCTCGCAGTCTTGAGGCTCTTCTCGTCGGGAGCACCTCCTCCGCCTCCACCACCGGATCCTCCGCCTCCGCCGCTCTTCTTGACGATCGCCTCCTTCGCCTTCGCGATGCGCTCCTGACGAGCGAGCTTCGCCTTCGACGGTCCCGCCGTGATGCGACCTCCACCCGGTGCGAACTGACCGCCGAGGCGACGCTCGATGATCTTGCCAGCGCGACCACGCTTGCCCATTTCACTTGCCTCCCTTTGCGAACGGATTCTTGCCCTTCTTTGAAGGCGGAGCCTCCTCGTCCTCGGCGAGCTCCTCGTCCATCTGCTCCTCGGTCAGCTCGTCAGGCTCGTCGGGGTCGTCCTCGGCAAACGGATCCTCCTCGGCCATCGGGTCCGGCTCGGGCATCATGAACTGGTCCTGCGTGATCGCGGACTTCAGCTCCTCCTTGATCTTCTCCTTCGTCTCGGACGACGCGTTGTCGCCGAGGTGCGCGGAGGCGAGGGCGAACTTCTGCTCGATCTGGTACGTCGCGGACGGGATGTCCAGACCCTCGACCATGACGGACTGGTTGATGAGCGCCTCAGCGTCGGTGACGTTGAAGTGCTGATAGCCGATCAGCTCGGGCGGCTCCTCGTCCATGCCGCGACCAGCCGCGAGCAACTCGGCGAGCGCGTTCGCCATGGTGACGAGTTGCTTGCCGATCGCGCCGAGCACGATCTCCTGCGCGACGCTGTCCTGGCGCTTGGAGTCGGCGGAGCGGCGAAGCATGGCGCCGGACGTGTCCTGCGCGAGCGCCATCTGCGCGACCACGCGAAGGATCGCGTCGCGAAGGTCCTGCAGAGCATTGCGACCGACGTCGGCTCCCTGCATGTTGGGACCCACGAACTCAGCGCGGTCCTCGTTGCCGCGAACGTGAACCTCACCAGGTGATCGAGTGCGCTTCGCTCGGTTCGGGTCCTGCTGCGACTCGCTGACGACGGTGTCGATGCCGGCGATCTCGGGACCGAGGAACTCATACAGCTGCTGATAGTTGAACTGCGACCACTGGAACGACTCGCCGTTCTGTCGATTGAAGTACGCGCGACACAGCGACTCGATGATGTCGCCGACGTGGAGATGCGAGCCGTCCTTCTGGCAGAGGCTCAGGCGAACCCACGGCACGCGACCGAAGGAGTGCGATCCTGTCTGCCTCGGTAGGATCACAGTCTCCTCGCCTGGCATCGGCTGATCGCGACGCTCCTCGACGACGTACTTGATCCACTCGGTGTCGGTCCAGATGGTCCAGGTGTGAACCTTCGTGTCGCGAGGCTTCGTGAAGTCCGCTCCAGGAGTGTCGCACGTGTACGTACGGACCCAGAGGAACTTCCCGTTCTCCTCCTCCCAGTCCGTCACGCACTCCGTCCCCCACGAGATGACGTAGGCACGTAGCGACCCGTCGTCCTCCTGCTCCTTGAGTGACGACGGTGGGGGAGCGTCTAGGTCCTCGGCCGGTAGATCGGCCTGGAGCCACGACCATCCGCAGACGAGAGCCTCGACTCCAGCATCGCGAGTCACCTTGTCGAACGAGCGCCGATTCGAGCCGTCGTCGGACAGCGCGGTCGCGTTGTCCATCAACTCCTTCCAGTACTCGTCGACCTCCTTCTCGACCTCCTCGACCTCCTCGACCTCCTCGACCTCCTCGATCGGGTCGTCGTCCACCTCGTAGTCGAGCGACTCGTCCTCTTCGCCGGACAACTCGTCCAACTCGACGGCGTCCTCGCCCTCCATCGCGGCTAACTCGGCCTCGGCCTCGGCGATGAGGTTCTTGGCACCCTCCTTCGAGGACTTGACCTTCTCCTCGGTCTGGACGTTGATGCGGATCGGGTCCTGCGCGAGGCCAGCGCTGATCTGGTTGATCACCAGTGCGAAGATGTTCTCGTAGTACGCGCGCCTCTTGCGCTCGGCGTACACACCGGGCTTCTCGTGCGTGTACTTCGGGAACACGTTGTCGAGAATGGCGTCGTTACCGAGAAGGTGCTGACCTCCCCGGTACAGAGCCTTGAGCGTCTTCACCTGCGCGAGGTTCAGCGACGGATGGCACTGACGAAGGCGCTTCAGCTGGATGCCGCGCTGATCCTGCCCGGTGGTTCCGGGTCCTGGTGACGGACCCTGCTGAACCTGGCCGAGCATCGGCGGTTGATTGTTCCCGTATTCCATCGCGGTGATTCCTCGCTGAGTTAATCGCGCAGCGACTCGAGCCGACCGTTGTGAGCGGCGACGCGGATCTGTCCGGCGGTCTGTCGGTCGGGTTGGATCGACTCTGGGATCTTCTCGAGCGGAAGACAGTGGAGGCGATCGTCGACTACGGTGCAGCGGACGAGCAGCGGAACGTCCTGCCACCATCCCACGAGGTCGGCGTTCGTCGCGCCGATCACGACAGGCTTGTGGAGCTTGATGTCGCTGGACAGCGGACCGGTTCCCATGTCGAGAAGCAGCTGAAGAATGATGCGCGGACGCGCAACGAAGGCGAAGCCTCCGGACCGAGGGTCGCGGGAGTACTTCGCCTTCGTCTCGGCGGCTAGGAGCTGGAGCTTGATCCGCGGATCGAGCTTCTGCCGGTCGATCGTGTCCATGCGGTCCACGCCGACGACGTCGTCGATCTGTCTCGGTGTTCCCTTGTCGCTGCTCATGACTTCTTGCTCCTCAGCACGTGTATCAGCGAGCATCCGTTCCACAGCGTGGCGCCGAGGTAGATGCCGCTCTTGGTCAGCGCGGTGGTGACCGACGTCAGCGCGAGTATGACGAGCATGACCCAGAATGTGATCACGTCGTCGCGCTTGCTCCAGCTGAAGTCGACGTACGACCTGCGCTTCCGCTTCATCAGAATCGCTCCAACTGATTGATCCTCTTGACCGCGTTCGCGATCACGTGTCGGCCGAGTTCGGTGATCGTCACCTCGACGACGTGCGTCCTGCCGACGCGCTTGACCGTCACGTACCCTTGACGTGCGAGCCAAGCTCTCGTGACGCGAGGTACGACGACCTTCTCGCCTCTGTCGAGCTTCGACAGGACGTTGAACTGAGCCTCGCTGAGAACGTACGGCATCGTCTACTTCTGCTCGCGCTGAGCCAGCTCCTTGCGGATGCGCTCGCGCACCTCGTCGGTAATGACGGTGCTCCCGGGCATCTGCGCGACGGTCCCGTTGACGTCGTTGACGACGATGGTCGCAGTCAGCTCGTGTGCGACGAAGTTCGGGGTCGGCTGATCCTCGCCGAAGATCACGTCGGCGATCGGCCCGAGTGTCTCGTCGAGTGTACGCGACGGAAGCGCTTCGTCCGTGGACGAGAGGATCGCCTCGACGATCGGCTCGACCTTCGCGTCGCTCGTGTCGAACTCGACCCACTTGTGACCGTTCCAGAACCTCACTGCTCACCGCCGACGCAGAACGGACACTTGGCGAAGGTGCATCCCACCTTACCGACGAACTTCTCGTGCTCGGCTCGGCCGATCTCGCGGATGCGCTTGATGTCCTCAGCCTCGATCTCCTCTGGCGTCATGCGACGGACGGGCTCGGTGCGTCGCAGCTTGACGTCCTCGACGACCTGGATGGAGGTCAGCTCGACCTCCTCAACCACGAGGTTGACGGTGGCGACAGCCTTGCGTCCGTCGACGCGAAGCACGAGGCCGAGGCACGGGAGGCGAACGAGCGTCCCGTCCTCGAGCTTCGCCATGACGCTGATGTCCTGACCGCGCGACGGGTGATCGTCGCTCATCAGCTCGGGCTGCGAGCCAGCGCGTCCACCCTTGATGACGATCTGGCAGGACTTAGTCCTCATGAGCAGCTCCTGACTACAAGCGCCATCGTCCACATGACGACAACCACGATTAGAGCACACGTCATGGACCGACGCTCGCTCACCGCTGATCTCCAGCAACCATGTCGGTCAGGAGCGTCAGCTGCTGTTGGATGTTCGCCAACTCGTGATTGACATGCGACACGATGGACTCGGCGACACAGCGCAGACGAGTGCAGACGTGGCACTTGCACGATGCGACGTTGCAGCTGGTCGGAGCCAGCAACGTCTTCGCCCTCACGTCGGCGACCTCGAGGACCGACTCGAGATTGATCATCACACACCTCCGCTCGCGTAGTCGCTCTCGGTGATCTTGGGAACGCCGCGATAGAGCGAGTTCCAAGCATGAGCGCCGGCGTCCACCTGGTCGTCGTGGGTGTCGTTGTTCCCTGTGAAGCGCTGGAACTCGTCGATGAGCACCTCGGCCCACGGAGCGTCCATCGGCACCATGACGCGACCGTCGTTCCACGCCGCGGCGAGTGCCATCGCTCTGGTGTACTTGTCGCGCGCAGTGTCGGTGATGTCGAGGACGCGAAGCTTCGGGTCGATGGCTCGCAGCGACTGCGGAACGGCCTTGAAGCCGCTGACGGCCTCGCACACGATCATCAGCTTGCGACGGTATTGGAGCTGACGCGCCATCTCGACGAGCTTGGGGATCTCGATCTGCTGACGAACGACGTCGACGATCCACATCCGCGTGTTGATGCCGAAGCCTTCGGTCGCCACGGTCATCAGCACGGACCAGTCGGCGCTCGTCTTCGCAGTCGCGGCTGGATCGATGCTGATGCATCCGCGCTTGCCCTCCCACTTGAAGTCCTTGAGGCTGAAGCGCGACGGCTCCTTGAAGACCTGCGTTCCCTCTGGACGCGGCTTCCCCTGGTACATCGCGTTGAAGATGTGATCACCGAGCGTCTTCTTGATCTCGGCGAGGTGACCGTCGTGTCCGCAGATGTCCTTGTCGCTGCAGATCTCGTACGGGTACTTCTCCGGCCACGCGACCTCGCCGAGCTTGCGGCCGAGGATGTCGGGGACGACGTCGCACACCGACGGAATGGAGATCTTGTCCCACTTGAGGTTCTTGTCGATGAACCCGATCAGGTCGTCCACGTGCCACCGAGTATGCAGCACGATGATGGATCCACCCTGCAGACGAGTGAACGCGACCGCCTTGAAGCGCTCGATGACCGCGTTGTTGATCGCCTGCGAGCGAGCGTCGCGCATCTCCTTGTACGGATCGTCGTAGATGGCGAGGCCCGGAACGCGCTTTCCGGTGATCGCACCCTGAGCGCCAGCGGCGATGAGTCCGCCACCCTGAGGCGTGAGCCAGAAGCTCGCGGCGTTCACGTCCTGCGACAGCGTGGACCCGGCAGCTTCGAGCGTCTCCTTGCAGATGCGCGACTTCGTCCGGGCCTGAGCGTCGCTATAGGTGATGTACGCGCACAGATCGCCCGGGGACTTGTCCGGCGAGAGCCACCATGCGATGGAGCGAAGGAGAGCTGTCGTCTTCGCGTGACCCGGACCCATGTCGAACACGATGCGGATCGGCTTCAGGCGAGCGTACTCGATCACGTCGAGGATCGGCTGAAGGTGCGCCGGCGGAGGCTCGTGCGGCGCGACGCGCACCATGAAGTCGCGGATCGACTCGCCGCCGACGAGCTGGTTCGCCGCGCGGTAGAACTGGATCTGCTCCTCGGGCGGGAGGAGCTTGATCCAGGACTGGTCGAAGCCGTCGAAGAACGTCTCCTTCGCGTTCTTCCCGCGGATCGAGTTGACGCGCTGATCAGCCACGCACGACTCCAGCTTCGCCTCGAGCCGATTGATCTTGCGTGACGCGCCGACCGTGACGGTCAGAACCACGACCATCGTGAGCATCAGCGCGATGAGACCGGCCCGACAGTCTGCGCATCGGGTGGAGCACGAGCATCGACGCGCCGACACTCACTTCTTCTCCCGCAAGTCGATGACCATGCTCTTGGATCCCCCGTTCGAGTGACCGTTCCCGTTGACGACTTGACCAGTCGGCCCAATCATCAGCATCTCCTCACTGGCACCATCGTGAAGCTCCCTCACGGCGACGTCGATGTCCACGACCTTGGCGACTCCGCCCGGTGGTAGCTCCGGCTTCGGTACGCCTCGCTCGGCCAGCTCTCTCGCCTTCTTCATCAGTGCGCCGAGTGTCTCGCGTGCCGCGTTTGTGATGACGCCGCCGACGATCTTCTGCTCGAGGCTCCCCTCGATCGGCTGATCCAGAGCGTCCAACTTGACGAGGGCGTTGAGCGCCGCGAGCGCCTCCTTGATCTTCCCGGCCTTGATGGCGACGCGGTACACGTGGTTGAACCGCTGGCGAATGACGTCGCGCTGATCGCGCGTGACGTCCGCCGGCACACCGTCGAGTCGCCACGCCTTCAGGATGATGCGCTGGACGTCCTCGAACTGCTTGAGCGGAACGCCGAGGTCCAGCGTCGCCCACGTTCGGTTCGACGCCTCAGTGTGACCCTCGAGCATCCGCTGCTCGAGCAGACCGGCGAACTTGACGAGGTTCGACGGGATCTCGTCAGGCGACGAAGCGTCGTCGGCTGTCGCCGGTGTCGCTTCAGTGGTGTCGCCTGGCGGAAAATCCTCCACCGGCCGACCCCTAGCATGGAGAGAAACGGAACGCAAGGAATTTCGCAAAAATCGTGGAAGTCCCTGTAACTGCTGCGTTTTCCGTCAGCCGAGATGACGCATAGGCGAGGTCGCGCCCGCTCGCCCATGGTGTTCGGCTCGGCGGAACCTTCTGCAGATCCTTCGGTCGTCGACCCGAGGGTGCGCCGTGCGCTATTTACTAACCTCTAGATTTTATAGAAACGATAGAGTAGAAATAGGTATTGGTATAGGCTGAGGGACCCCCCTGAGGGTAGCTGGCCAGTTATTGCGGCGCCTAATTGTAGGAGAGTGCGTCTACAAGATTCATCCGCGACCCACCGGGCTTCAAAGAAAAGTACCATCGCCGCTTGCAAACAGCTACGGCTTGTGTTACGCTCGGCCTCTTTTCGCTAAGTGAGGTACTGTGACCCGGTCACTGCATCCTGGCTTCAGCGTCGGTTACTACGAGGGTCTGCTGACCGTCGTGGAACTCCACCGATGCATCGGCCTCTATTTCTGCGACTGCAAGTGTGGACGAAAACGAGTCGCCGTTCCGCTCCGCGTCCTGGCTCGAACGAAGCATCCAGTTTCGTGCGGCGCCGATTGCCC